AACTTTATTTTAAGGTATGAGCGTGAGCGACCAACTAGAAGTAATGATGTGATAGAGTACGAGTCGCAATTTTACAAGATTAACTCAATACAAATCAGAACGGAGGGAGCGAAATCTTTTGAGTATATAAAGGCTACTAAGTTAGATGAATCAATAAATTCAGATGCACCAATGGACACAGGAAACATAAAAGTATACAACTACATAGCTGAGGGCGGTGAATATCAATTTGATTATGATGGGTTGGTTGGTAAAAATGTTTTTGGTGCATTTAAGGATGGCATCCAATACCTTGTAATTACATCGGGCAGTCCAGTAGGCAAAGAGGTGTTGTACAATAGTGCTACAGGTGAGTTTACTTGGGGTGCTTATTTTGAAGTTAACGAGGTTGCAACAATACTTTATTACTAATGGAGTTACAAGCTAAAGGATTAGATAAGTTAATTAAAAAGTTTGATGTATTATCAAGAGAAATGCAAGGCATTGTACAAGCCGAATTAAATGCGTGGGCTGATGATACAGCATCAAATGCAAAATCTTTAGTTAGTGCAAATAGTAGTGATGAAGGAGCTTTACTTAGAAGTATAAGCCCTATTTACGGGAATGGCTCAGCTAAAGTAGTTGCTACAGCTAAATATGCGGCTTACATTGAATTTGGTACTAGGAAATATGCAGCGGCTTATGTTAGCAGTTTGCCTGCAGATTGGCAAACATATGCAGCAACATTTAAAGGCAAAGCTGGAGGTGATTATTATGATTTCTTAAATGCTATATTAGATTGGGTAAAAAGAAAAGGCATAACAGCAAGATACTCAGTTAAAACAAGAAAAAGGTTAAGAAATTCAAAAGCAGATGATGAAAGATTAGTAGATGCAGCACAAGCAATAGCTTTATCTATTTTAAGAAATGGTATACCAGCAAAACCTTTTTTATATCCATCTGTAAATAAAACTTTGCCTGTATTAAAGAAAAAATTAAGGGCTGTATTTAAAAAAATGCTTTAGTTATGAGAGACGTAAACAGCGCAATATTACAAGCTTATTATGAGATAGTGAATGGGTTGGATATTCCTGTTTATGAGGGTGAGGAACCGGATGATGTAAAGCATAAGATTTATTGCGTTATTAATGATGCAACATCAACTGAAACAAGCACAGCAAATACATCAGATGTTAATTTGACTATTCAGTTGAGTGTTCATAGCTGGGAATACAAATACAACAACAGCAAGACATTAAATACAGCGTGTGGGGCAATTATAGACGCAATAAAGCCATTAGGTCAATCAAACATAGATTTGTCATCGTATGGATTACAAATGTGTAATTTGACGCTACAAACAGATAGAACAGAGCGTTTCGGTAATTTGGGTGGCAAAGTATTTATTTCAAGAATATTGATTTTTAAACAAGATATTTTCGTAATTTCATAACAAATTAAAATTTAAATAAAATGGCAGAACACAAAGTAGCCGGTGGTACGATGTTATTATTCATTGATCCAGAAGGCGGAACCGATTATGATACTGTAGTTTGTTTGACTTCAGTCGGTAAATCTGATTCAGTAACTGTAGTTGATGCAGCTTCAGCATGTGGACCGGATAAAAGTCCAGGCACATTGGAGTTATCTTACTCTTTTGAAGGTCAACATTTACAAGATCCTAATAGCGGTAAAATCAGTGGTACATCATTACGTCAATTGTTAAGAAGTAAAACAACAATAGGTTGGCAGATTGCACCTGAATCACCAGTAGTAGGTGATGAGATTGAAAGTGGTGTAGGCTTCTTTTCAGAATTAAGCTCATCCTATTCATTCGATTCTATTGGGACATTTACGGGAACTATACAGCCCGTAGGAACCCCTACATTATCAATACAAGCTTAATTAACAACATAGGTTAATTTGATTGGCTTGTAATTAGGTCAATCAAATTAACTATTATCTAAAACAAACAAAAAAATGAAAATCAAACTAAACGGTAAGGAGTACGGAATTAAATTCAATCAATTAGCAATTGAGAAGCTACATGAATATAATGATGGAGAGACTACATCAGGATTTATGTATGCGATGGTTTACGGTGGTATGATAGGCTACAGCAGATTAAAGCGTGAGGATGTAGATTATACTTGGGAAAATGTATGTGAGTGGGTAGATGCAATGGAGAATAAGAATGAGCAGATACAAGCCATTACTATTGAATTAAATGAGACGAAGTTATGGAATGACTTGATAAAACAAGGTCAAGAATTAAGAGAAAATGAGGAGAAAAAAAAAGCCATCGAGAACAGTGCTACGACAACTTAAAGTTTGCGTTAGGTAAGTTAGGATGGAGTGTAGATCAATATTATTGCTCAATGCCTCATGAGTTTTATGCAGCGTGTGAGGGATACCAGGAGAGGCAAAAGGAATCGGCTATGGTCATTCGTTTTGCCTCTTTTCGCATAGCAGAAGCTATGGCAGGAAGTAAGGCAATTGGTAAAATTAATAGATTTTGGCCAATGGATGATGAGCAAGAGAAAAAACAAATTGAGCCAATGACGGCAGAGCGTTATAATGCTATTTTAGAGCGACACAATTTAAAGATTAAATAATGGCAGAAGAGATAGAGATAATAGTCACGGCAACCGGATTTGATAAGGTTAGCACAGGGCTTAAAAATACAACTGATGCATTAAAGACAACTGCAACTGAGGCAAAGAAGACCGGAGATGCATTAAAGAGTAATTTAAACGCTGGTGCAGCTCAAGCAGGTCAATCTATCACAAATTTATCTAGAGTAGTTCAAGATGCTCCATTTGGCTTTATAGGTATTGCTAACAATATCAATCCATTAGTTGAATCATTTGGCAGATTAAAAGCTGAGACAGGTAGCACTGGTGGAGCATTAAAAGCGTTAGTTAGTGGTTTAAGTGGGCCTGCTGGTTTGGGTTTGGCGTTTGGTGTTGTAACGGCTGCATTTACATTTGCACAGATTGGATTACAAGCTTGGAGTAGAACAAGTAAAGAAGCAGCAGATGCAGCGGATGTTTATGGTGGTTCATTAGTAAGACTAAGTAATGACATTAAAAATGTAGGTACTGATTTAAAAGATTTAAAGACTGAGTTAGATTTTATAAAAGCTACTAAAGATTTAGAGTTTAAAATAAATTTTGGTGGTGCGGCTGCATCTGCAAAATCAGCTGCATTAAATGTTAGGATATTAGGAGAAGAAACAGCACAAGCTAATTTAGATGTAGGTCAATCAATACAATTATACAATCAAGCAACGGCAGCTTTATATAAATTTGCAAATACACAGCAAGGTTCATTTGAATCAACAAATAATTTTAGAAATGCAATAATGTCATTTGGAGATATTTCCAATGTAACATCTGATCAGTTAGCTGGTTTTACTGATGAGCAAAAAAGATACGTACAAGTAGCAGTAGATGCAGCAAAAAAAGTAAATGAGCAAAAGAAGATTTACAAAGATTATCAAAATCAGTTAGCATTATCAAAGTTGCAAGTACAAGCTTTAGAGGCTGAGGAACGCAGAAAAAATTCTACCAATACTAAATCAGTAAAAAAAGTTGAGACATTAGCAGATGCATATAGAAAGTTTTTACAAGAAATAGAAGGCAACGTAAAAATAGCTATTGCATTTAATGAACCAGCAACAAAAGCTAATATACAATCTTACACTTCATTTATTGAAACTGCAATAAGAAAGTTTAACGCTAACCGTTCATTTACTTTGCCATTAATTATTGAATTAAATGCATTAAAAAGGTCATTAGAACCTGCAAAAGTAAAAGATTTAGTAAAATCATTACAAGATCAAATTAATCTAACACCAATTACTATACCTTTTGATATACCTAAAGGAAGTATTGATAACATTAAAACAAAAGCAGTTGATCTTACAGAAGCATTAGGAGCTGCAGTACAATCTTCAATTGTTGCTATTGGTGTAGGTTTAGGTGAAGCTTTAGCAACAGCATTAACAGGTGGGGACTTAATTGGTGTATTTAAAGCGTTGTTCAGTCAACTTGGAGGCATTATATCTACTTTAGGTGAACAAGTAATAGCTATTGGTGTTGCTGGTATATTAGCACAAAAAGCAATTGCAGAAGCTATAGCAAATCCATTTTTAGCATTAGCAGCAGGTGTGGCATTAGTAGCATTAGGATCATTGATAAAAAATGCTTTATCATCACAGAATAAGTTTGCAGTTGGTACTCGTAATGCACCAGGTGGCATGGCATTAGTTGGTGAGCGTGGTCCCGAAATGATAAGCTTACCTAGAGGCAGTCAAGTAATTCCTGCAGCGCAAACAGCCAATATGATGGGTGGAGTTGGTGGTAAAGTTGAGATTTACGGAATTTTACGAGGTCAAGACATTTATTTTAGTAACAAAAAATATAGTGCTACTTATGCACGTACAACATAATGGCATTAAAATATACAGGCTCATTTGATTCGATTAGAACGCAAAGTAGATACGTTGTAAATATCTATCAAGATAGTTATACTGGTGATCCTATAACTGTTATATTAGGTGCTACTCCAGTTGTACATGAATGGCAGGAAGATGATCCATTGGCACCAATCAAAGGAAGTACATTAACTATAAATCTTACTACATCAGGTGGTTTATCATTGTTAGATTTTTATTCGGATAATGACAATGAGTATTTAGTTAGATTAATTGGTGATGATGTAACAGGTAGTAATACTGTATTATTTGAAGGGTATATTTTACAAGATGATTGTAGTGAAGTACAGATAGATTTTGTACATGAAATAACATTAACAGCAACTGATAATTTAGGTACCATAAAAGATATAAACTTAGATAGAGCAGCTTTTTTATTTGGAGATGTTACTACATTAACAGA